CAGTGCCAGCGCTACCAAAAAAGCCATTAACTTTATCCATGGTAGATTTTAATTTATTTTCCATACCATCAAAAATAGTTTCATCTACTAATGACACCTCACTAGGATTAATAACATTTTTTAAGCCATCTTGTATATTTTTTTTAGTATTATCAATAAAAGTATTTACATTATCATCTACCTCACCCAAGCCTTTATCAAAACTTTTACCTAAGTTAGTGCCTAGCTCTTTTAAACCAGATTTTAAATCACTCATATTTAAAGTAAATGCAGCTTTTATAATTTTTCCAGCGCTACCAAAAATATCGGATATAAACCTACCTATAGTCATTATCGCAGTAATAGTATTACTTATTTGTAGCCTTGCGTACTCAAAAGCTGTTTTAAATGCTATTTTTATAGATTCTACTATAATCCTAAAGCCCATGGATTCATTATATAGTATAATAAAATAATTTGCTATCTCTACTAATTTAGTTTTTATTTGCGCCCAGTTTTTATATATAATTACAGCTATACCTATTAAGGCAGCTGCTATTAATCCTACAGGCGTTATTAATAACCCAAAAACTTTTATAGCGCCACCTACTAAGGCTATAATTACAGGCAAAGCAGCTGCAATAGCAGCGCCAGCTATAATAAACTTTTTAGTAGAACCATCTAAGCCCTGAAATTTAGCAAATAGTTTACCTACAAAAGCAGCAACCTTAGAAATGGCTGGCCCTATTACACCAAGTAAATTAGCTCCTAAACTTACAAAATCCTCACGCAAAGCATTTAGTGATTTTCTTAATCTAAAATCTGCGCTCTGCTGTAGTTTTTCAAAGGCTCCATCTACAGCACCAGTAGTATTTTTCATTCTCTCAAAAATACCCCTCACCTGTTCAGCGTTTGCACCTGTTAAAGATAGTACTGGCTGTAAAGCTCTTACGCTTCCAAATACCTTAGTTACAGCCTCATCATTACCTTTAAATTTATCAGTAAGCATGGTAAGAGTATTTAATAAGCCCTCATCTTTTATACTTTGCTTTACTCCAGCAGCACTAAGACCTAAAGCCTGTAGCTGCTCCTTAGCTTGCTCACTAGGTTTTAAAACTTGCATTAATACCTGTCTTAAACCAGTGGCAGCTACAGAGGCATTTTTATTGGTCCTAGATACAGCTGCAAAAGCTGCACCTAGCTCATGAAATTCTACGCCCATTACATTAGCACTATCTATAACTAACTCCATAGAATCTGCCAGCTGTGAGGCATCTAATCTACCCTCTTTTACAGCAGCCATTAATACATCAGTAGCATTAGCAGTACTTAAATTTTCTTTACCATAGGCTGCCATAGCAGCAGTACTCAATGAGGCTATAGTTTTAGTTTCACCTAAGCCTAAGGCTGCTGCTTTCATTGATACTCTTAATGTATCTATAGCATCTTCAGTACTTAAACCAGCTGAGGTAATAAAATAAAGCGCATCGGCAGCCTCTTTGGAGCTTATAGCAAAATCTTTAGACATTTGCTTAACGCTTACACTCATTTTAGCTACTTCTGCATCAGTACGCCCTACTAGGGTCTTTATCATAGTCATGGACCTATCAAAATCCATAGCCATTTTTATAGCAGCACCACCAGCCAAAGCTAAAGGCAGCGTAAAACTAGCCATCATACTTTTACCCATGCCTTGCATTTTTCGACCAAAAGCCTGAGTCTGTTTACCAGCGGCATTTAGTTTGCCTGTAAATCCTTTTGTATTAGCTATTAAATCAAATCTTAGTTTTGCGTTTGCCATTGGTGATAGTTTTTAACAAATTTACAATTTTTTCCACAAAGTTTTTTTGTATATATTATCTACCTTTTGAGCAAAATCTCTAGTTTGTTGAGGTGTGGGGATATTAGCTTTTACTCTATCAGCTCTAAGTTTATCCTGTGGTAATTTAAATAGCTTAGTGGGGTCAATCATTTTATGTTTTTTATCTACCTTAGTATTATACATCATGGTAGCTAAATATCTGACCCTCTCCCATTCTAAATTTTGCTTAACATGGTAAGCCTCAGCTAGTAGCTGGGCCTCATTCCATGTACAGCACCAGAAAATATCTGGCATGATACCCACTTGGCCTATATAATAATCCGTTAAATTGTCCCAGTAATTATGCAGCTCTACGCCTTTGGCTTCAGATTCGCTGAGGTTGCTGCTTTGGGCTTTTTTTTTGTATCAGTTTTACGTTTAATACCCATGTTTAAATCATTCCCTAAAATTCTAGTTTCCATCATGGCACTTAAAATCTTTTCTATTTCATCAGCCTCTAAATCATCCATCCAGCTGCCTACATTATAAACATTAAAATCTACTTCTAAGTTATTTTCTTGGTGATAAGTTAAAACGCCAGAGTATATAATACTCCTAAAAGCAGCCATGTTAAAACCCTTTTCAAATATGCTGCCTATTTGTTCTAAACTTATACCTAAATCATCTGTTAAATTAGCCCAGAAATTAAAGCTAAAATGTAGTGTACGTTGTTTACCCCCTAGTAAGGTGGTGTAATAACCTCTTTTTTTATTCATAATGTTTATCTATTTTATTCTATTAATTAAGATACTGAGCCACTAGTAATAGCGCCTGTACAAGTTATAGAGCCAGAGTAAGTTACTGGGGATTCCATTTCACTAGAAATCTCAGCAGAGGCTAAAAACCCCTCACCACTTAAAATCTGGTCACCACTTGTAGCAGTAGCTAAAGACCAATCTACTTTAGTTCTGTTTATAATTAGCTCTGTAAGCTCTTTTACATTATTAGAATCAGTATAAGATACTAGACCCTCAAAAGAAATCTCAGCAGACCTAAGACCACTAATATGCTCAGCAAAACCACCACTATCTTTAGTAGTAGCCTCTGGCAAATCATGGGATAAAGATAAAGATGCAGAGGTACTATGCCCTATTACTATAGGAGTCTGACCATCAGCAGCTATTTTTAAAAGTAAATTTGTGCCATTAAATACATTATTTGCCATAATTATAAATTTTTATATTTTAAACTTATACAAATATAATCATTTTTATTTAGATAATTTTATACTCTATTCCAGCAAAACCATGTACACCTATGGTATCTAAATCTACTAAAAAAGGCTTAAATTCTTCTGGCTCATTTTTACTATCTAGCCATAATATATCTACATGCCATTTATTACTAAATACTGGTTCAGTAGCCCAGCTACCATCATCATTATATACACCCTCTGTAATTATTACATTTCCTAAAGGTACTATGTTATCACCACTAGTATAATTAAAATATACATTAAAACCTTCCTCAATAATTTCAGCGCCATTATCATCATAAATAGGCGTGGGGTTATCACTAGTTATCTCATGTGGAATTAATAATTTTAGCTCATTAAATTTAGATTCATCTGTAAACTCATATTTTAAATGCTTCATTTTTTTTTATTTTATTGTATTGTTAAATTATTTAATTCAGTTTGGGTCATGCTTTTATCATAAATGGCCATATCTATTATATTTACTGGCATTGGGTTTGCCTGACTTGAAATATTAGCTATCCTAAAATCATTAATTTGCATACCATCTGCTAATAAAGGTGAAAATATATTAGGATTAGTAGAGGGTGTACCATTACCAGTTTTATTAGCATCAGCTCCATTTACTGAAAATCTTAAAAAGCCATTAGTTAAAGTAACACCTATATTATACTCCTTACCTGTTTTTATAGTGCCATCTCTTAAAGCATATCTCATAAAACCCCCTACAGCATAACTAGTACTAGTTCCTTGCGCTCTAAATTTAAAATCTAAATCATAAACCCCTACAGCTGGCCTCATTATAACAAATTGAAAATAATTAGCAGTATTGCTAGTAGTAGCACCTGTACCATGTAAGCTAATATATTTACTTAGCTGTGTTCTATTTAAAATAAATTTCATAGTCCATGTAAAGCCTCTGCTGCTGTTAGCAGTGTATTTAGGTAGCATGTACTGGATATTATTTTGTCTAGTTAAAATATCTATACTATTACTTTCAGCTACTCCATTAGTAAGGCCATAGCTTTTAAATGCTGGAAAAGTAGTATCTGCGCTAGGCTCTCTAATTATATTATATCCTGTAATAAATACGCTATCATTTGGATTAGTTGCTATAACATCTGGCTTATAAAACGCCCTAAATTCTATATTTTGTACTGAGGCTGTCAAACTACTTCTAAAATTAAATATTAATCTATACCATCCATTAGAATAGGGTATAGCCTTTGCTGGTACTTTATAAGGGTCTGGAGCTGTTACACTAGTATCTTTTGTAAATGTATTAGTATTAAAATCGTAAATACATAAAGCTACATTAGGATTATTCCCAGAGTTAATATGAAACCCACAATATCTAGCAGTATCTTTTTTTACAAAAATACTCAGAGTATATCTATTATTATTAGAGTACTGGCTCCATCTTAAATTACTATTATCAGTGGAATTATTTTTTAGCTGAGTAACTTGCATTAAGCTCTCATTTAAATCACTTTTTAGCCTAAAATCATCCCTAGGGCTATTTACAGAAACATTTTTTAAATCTATAAAACTCCTAGTATAATCATTAGTATCAAACCTTTCACTATATTGGTTTTGAATAGTCAAAGCAGTTTCTATATTTAATGCTCCACCAGCTGTTAAATCATAATCTATAGTAGGCACATTATTTACCACTCGTGATAAATTCCCATCTTTATCTTTTCTATATTTTCCGTTAAATCGTTTAGAATCTATAGGTATAGATTTATATTTATTATGAGCTGTGCTATATGATAATAATGTATCATTATTAAACGCCCATTTTTTATTTCCTATTCTAATATCTGCCATTATTACGCTGTTTTAAAATTCATTGATTTTGCCATATCCTCAAATGATGAGTAACTAGTAGAGGTTAAAGACTCATCCTCTGTAAAGCCTTTAGACCATAAAAAAACCTGTTTAAAGCTCTGGCGCTTACCACCATCATTATTAGCTGCTTTGCCACATCCTATCCTTATAGTATTTAATAAATATGGAACACTAGAACCACTAAAGCTCTCTACTAAAAAGCCATTTATATATATATTATAATCAGTTTCATTATAAAACACTACTATTATTTTCAAATAATCGTTTTTAGTAGTTCTATAATTAGCAGTTCCTACATACTCTACACCCCCACCTACACCATTTCTGCGCCTAATTTTTATATCTGTATCACTATTAAAATCTAAAGTAAAATAAACCTGATTATTAGCACTATTATATAAACTCCAAACATGTTGCAAATTACTATATCTATCTATACGACCCTCCCAGTACATGGTAATAGGATAATTACTGGGGAAATTACTATAACTAGGGCTAATTAGTGTGGGTGCTGTCCTAGTCTGTGTGCTAGTAGTTGTATCTATATGCGCTGAGGCTTCTGTAGCTGAGCCACCTATATTACCCTCAAACTGGCTGCCATATAATAAAAATCCAGTAGTATTATTACCTGTATAGGTTTGATTTAAAACACCATTTATATACTGCATAAATCTCATGGTTAAGGTAAGACTAGTATTAGTAGCTGTGAATTTACAGGATATTCTATACCAGCCATTTGGTAGCTTTTCCATTCTAGCCTCATCTGCTGAAATTTCGGCATCTGTTTTATTTATAGTTTGAGTAGTAAAGTTAAATACTGCCATTTCTGATGAACCAGCTGAGCTATTAAAACTTTGCACGCTAATAGCATCTGTACCAACAGGCTTTATATATATACTAAACCAGTAAACTCTATTAATTGTAAGGCTGCTAATTGTCTGCCTTAATAAATGCTCTGAGTTACTAGTATTAGCATAAAATTTATTTACTCCAAAAATACCAGTTACATTAACGCTATCAGTTACATTATGATTATTACTTACATTAGTATACTGCCAATAAGTAGAATTATCTAAATTAGTGCTATAGCGCAAAAAATTAGTTCTAGATATTTCTAATTTACACTCTGGAAATCCATTGACCTCACCATTAGCCACATCATAACCTAGAGGGGGTATGTTACTAAAAACATTTTTAAGAGCGCCCATACTATCCATCCTATTAGTATCAGGGCCTGAGTAGTTTAAATCCATACCACCACCTAAGGGCTGTATAGAATATAATTTTCCAGTTTTAAAACAGCTGGGGATATTTCCAAAGGTTGCAGTATCTTTTAAACTCATATTGTTGATAATTTACCACAAATTTAAACAAAATAAAGTTAATTTTTGCCCTGTCCTCTGTATGGTTTTTTATAACCTTTAGATTTTTTTAACCTACTTTGATTTTTATTATGTGGATGAGATTTTTTTTTAGGTGAGCTATATGTAGATATTTTTATATTAGCCACCTTATTTATGCCTGTTATTACCCATTACTTTCTCAATACCTCTAGAACCAAAATAAGCACTAACACAGAGGCTCAAAACGCCAGACACACTATCTAACTCATAACCAAAATACCAGCCTATAATATAAGTAACACTAAAAAATATTAAAGTTATAGGGCGCACATTTTTACTGAGCCAGCTTGTACTAGCCATATCGCTCTCCCAACGCTTAGTAATTTCTTGCATTTCAAGCTCATCCATTTTAAGCAGCTGTAAGGCACGCTCTTTATCCTCTGCTGGTAAGGCATCATCTTTCTCTATAAGGCCCTTTACGACCCCTAAAACGCCATTATCTGGCAATATATCACCTACCACATCTACCAGCTTACTGCCTTTAGATAATAAAAACTGGCCTACCTTAGTGTCCTTAAAAGGTTTTTTTTTGCTCATTTTTTTGGCTTAGTTTTATTAGCGCCTTTATAATAATCCCACATTAATTTAGTAGGTTTATCATAATCTGTATCTATATGTATAAAACTATTGCCTATACCTATTCTAGTTATGCCTAGCTCAAAACAGCATTTAATAAATTTCCATCTATCAGCGCTAGAGCTTATAGCAAAATCAGCAGCCTTACAGGGTTCTTTAGTGTGGCTAGAATTTTTAACCCCACCTATTTCTTTATTATAAGCCTCAGACCTATAACCACTATTAACTTTTAAGGGTTTACCATAACGACCTCTAAGCTCATCACATAGCTTTAAAAAATCTTTGCACATAAACTCAGCACCAGAGCCTTTTAAACCCTTTTGGTCAAATTCACTAACATCAAAATATTTCATCATAATTTAAAATTTATACCAGTTTTAAGAAAAGATAATTTTTTATCCCAAAATTTAGTAATTTCATATTCAGTAAAAATACCTATTTTTTTTGACAAGTTCCAGCCCATCATAATACCAGCGTTATAATCCATCCAATCATCAGACCCATATACTAGCTCATAGCTAAAATCATAATCACCTATAATATGCTTATGCTTTGGATATATATTAGCCCAGCTATGCATATAAAATTTATCTCTAAAATAATAAAAATCAGCGCCTACTACTAGTGATAAAGTACCTAGTGTACCTATCTTATCTAGTTCAGTTCTATTATATTTATTTACTAAATCAGTAAATTGGTTACGCCTAAAATCAGCATCTGTATCAGCGACCCTATCACCCTCAGCATTAGACCACCACCAATCAAAATTATCTAGTTCACCATCATTATTATAATCTATACCATAATAATGGTCCATATAACCATTATCATAGGCTAAATCCCACCATGGATTATCTACTAAATAATCATCTATAGGTAAATAACCATAAGGCGCATGAGTACGCAAAGATGCGCCAGCTGATAAACTTAATTTTTTTACAGGCAGCCTAAATCTTAAATCAGCATTTTTAAAGTTTAAATTTATTAATCCATTTTTTTGAGATTCTAGTTTTAAACTCCAGTATTTAGCTGAGTATCTAATAAAATATTTATGGCTTTTATAGGCCCTATTTTGTTGCTGGCCTTTGCTGTACATAAATAAATACTCTAAGCCCTTTATAGCGCCTACATTTGAGCTTAGTGATGGGTTACGCTCAGTACCATCATAATATCTATTCTGCCTATTTGTATAATCAAATCTGGCTAGTTTTCTTATGCCAAAATTTACCAGATAATCATTACTTATTTCTGGCGTTACATTTATCACATCCCCAGCTTGACTAACAAAATAATTTTCTGGCTGAAAAAGTGGGCTAGTTTCACTATAGCTGCCAAATATAGTGCTGTATTTTAAAAGTTTTTTTAGTGGTTTTTTCTTTGTCTTATCTTGACTAAAAGCGCCTATAAAAATAAGC